TCAATTAATGGTGACTTAAGTTATTTAAACTTAGACTGGAAACCAGTACCTATTATACCTAAATTTGTAGATATAGTAGTTAATGGTATATCAGCTAAAGATTATGATATAAAAGCATTTGCTCAAGATCCGTTTTCAACAAAACAGAGAACTAACTATGCAAACTCAATTATGAGAGACATGATGAGTAAGCCATTGTTAGACAGCATAAAACAAAATTTAGGAGTTGATATATATAGCTCAATTGATCCAGCTAATTTACCTCAAAACAAAGAGGAGTTAGAAGTTCATATGCAATTAAATTACAAACAATCAGTTGAAATAGCTGAAGAAGAAGTAATTAATAATGTATTAGATTTTAATAAATATGAATTAACTAAGAAAAGATTAGTTGAAGATATAGTTACTATAGGTATAGGAGCTGTAAAAACTAGCTTTAATAAATCTGAAGGTGTTGTTATAGATTATGTAAACCCTGCTAATATGGTTTGGTCATATACTAATGATCCAAATTTTCAAGATATATATTATGTAGGTGAAATAAAATCAATAACTCTTGCTGAATTAAAAAAGGAATTTCCTGCTTTAACTAATGAAGATTTAAAAACAATTCAAAAATTTCCCGGTAGAGAAGGATACCAGAGAGGACCTTATAATAATGATTTAGTGCAAGTTATGTATTTTGAATATAAAACTTACATAGATCAAGTATTTAAATTAAAACAAACTGAACAAGGATTAGAAAAGGCATTAGAAAAACCTGACTTTTTTAACCCACCACCAAGTGATAATTTTGATAGAGTTTCAAGATCAATTGAAGTATTATTTAGTGGTGCTAAAGTTTTAGGTGTACAGCAAATGCTACGATGGGAAATGGCTACAAACATGACAAGACCTAAAAGTGATTTAACTAAAGTTAACATGAATTATAGTGTTGTTGCTCCTCATATGTATCAAGGTAGAATTGATTCATTAGTAAATCGTATTACAGGATTTGCTGACATGATTCAATTAACGTCATTAAAATTACAACAAGTAATTGCTAGAATGGTACCAGACGGTGTATTTGTAGATGTAGATGGTTTAGCTGAAGTTGATTTAGGTAACGGAACAAATTATAATCCACAAGAAGCTTTAAACATGTATTTCCAAACTGGTAGTATAGTTGGTAGATCTTTAACTCAAGATGGTGATCCAAACAGAGGTAAAGTGCCAATACAAGAATTACAAACTTCAAGCGCTAATGGTAAAATACAATCATTAATTAATACTTATCAGTATTATTTACAAATGATTAGGGATGTAACCGGACTTAACGAGGCTAGAGATGGTAGTCAACCAGATAAAGACGCTTTAGTTGGATTACAAAAAATGGCAGCTAACGCTTCAAATACAGCTACCAAACATATATTAAACGCAGCTTTATATTTAACGTTAAGAACATGTGAAAATATATCACTTAGAGTTTCGGACATGTTAGATTTTCAATTAACTAGCGAGTCTTTAAAAGCAAGTATAGGTAAATTTAATGTAGCTACACTAAAAGAAATAGATAATTTACATTTATATGATTTTGGTGTATTTTTAGATTTAGAACCTGAAGAAGAAGAAAAAGCTATGCTTGAACAGAATATTCAGATGGCTTTACAACAAAATCAAATATTTTTGGAAGATGCTATTGATATTAGAGAAATTAAAAACTTAACTTTAGCTAATCAGGTTTTGAAATATAAACGAATGAAAAAACAGAAAGCAGATCAAGAAGCTCAAATGGCTAACATACAAGCTCAAACACAATCTAATACTGAATCTGCTGAAAAAGCCGCAATGGCAGATGTACAAAAAGCAGAAGCATTAAACGAAACTAATGTTCAATTTGAAAAAGCTAAATCTGATCTTGAGGTACAAAGAATGCAGACCGCTGCTCAAATAGAAGAACAACAAATGGCTAAAAGATTTGAATATGATATGAAGCTTAAGCAAGCTGAATTACAAAATGCCAAAGTAAAAGAAAAAGAAATAGAAGATAGAAAAGACGAAAGAACAAGAATACAAGCAACTCAGCAATCTCAAATGATAAATCAAAGACAAAATGATTTATTACCAACAGATTTTGAACAACAAAATTTAGGAATAGACGAAATATCCTAAAATTACTAATTATTATTATATTATATTATGTCAGAAATACAAGAAAAAGCTGGAAAGCTTAAGGTCAAAAGACCTAAAAAACTAGTACAAAAAGATGAACCTATAAAAATAGATTTATCTAAAAAAGAAGAAACAATAGAACAACAAGATGCCATTCAAGTCGGAGAAACAAAAGAATTACCTAATGATAAACCATCCGGAGATATACCGAAGGTGGAAATTAAAGGAGGAGAACCCGATCAAGAGTCCGCTCCCGTTGTTGAAGCTCAAAAAGAGCAAAAAGAAGAATCACCGATAATACAAGAAATAATCGAAGAACCTGAAAAGGAAGATGAGGTTGTTGAAATCGGTGAAAAAATGGAACCACAAGATCAACCTGAAGGGGTTGTACCGCAAGACGTTCCAAAAGAAGATATTCCTACGTTACCTGAAAATATTGTTAAAGTTGTAGACTTTATGAATGAAACAGGTGGAACACTAGAAGATTATGTAAGATTAAATCATGATTATTCAAACGTAGATAATGATACTTTATTAAGAGAGTATTATTCGCAAACGAAATCACATTTAGACTCAGAAGAAATTAACTTTTTAATTGAAGATAATTTTTCATGGGACGAAGATGTAGATGAGCCGCGAGATGTGCGTAAAGCAAAGCTCGCATATAAAGAAGAGGTTGCAAAAGCTAAACAGCATTTAGAAGGTTTAAAGAGTAAATATTACGAGGAAATTAAATTAAGACCTGGTGTTACTCAAGAACAGAAAAAAGCTGTGGATTTTTTCAATCGCTACAATGAAGATCAACAAGTAGCACAACAACAACATGACACATTTAAGTCTAATACTAAAGATTATTTTGGTTCCGAATTCAAAGGTTTTGATTTTTCGGTAGGAGAAAAAAAGTTTAGATATGGAATAAAAAATGTTAATGAAGTTGCTGATACCCAGTCAAATATTACCAACACCATTAAGAAGTTCTTAGATAAAGAAGGTAATGTAAATGATGTTAAAGGTTATCACAAAGCTATTTACGCTGCTGAACATGCTGACACTATAGCTAGTCATTTTTATGAACAAGGTAAAGCAGATGCAATAAAAGATTTAAGCGCTAAATCTAAAAATATAAATACAGAAACTAGATCAAGTGATCCAGGTAGTGTGTTTGTAGGAGGTTTAAAAGTTAAATCAATTAGTGGTGCTGATTCTTCAAAACTTAAAATTAAAACAAGAAAATTTAACTAAAAACTTTAAATTATTATGGGATCAATAAATCCTGTATTTGGGTCGATCGTACCTTCTCAAGTACAACAAACGTTACAAAGTAACTACTTAGCTTTCAATGGTGGAGCTAATGACTTTGCTCAACAGTATCTCCCTGAGATATATGAGCAAGAAGTCGAAAGATATGGAAACAGAACATTAGGTGGTTTCCTTAGAATGGTTGGCGCTGAAATGCCAATGACATCTGATCAGGTTATCTGGTCTGAGCAAAACAGATTACACATCTCTTACACAGGCGTAACTGGACCTGGAGCTGGTGCAGCTGTATTTAACGTACCAACAAACGCTACTACTATTCAAAACGCTATTTTTGCAAATGATACTATCGTTGTTATGAACCCTGACTCGGGTGTAGCATTAAAAGGTATTGTTGGTGCTGCTGCTGGTGGTGCTGGTAATACAACTAATGTAACTGCTTATCCTTTTACTGCTGCTAACTGGGACGGATTGTTCACAGGTGGTGGTGCTGCTACGAACCTTAAAATATTTGTTTATGGTTCGTTATTTCCAAAAGGATCACAAACTGCAGGTGCTAATAAATCAATAGAGCCTCAGTTCACACAATACTCTAATCAACCGATCATCATCAGAGATAGATATGCTATCAATGGTTCTGATATGGCTCAAATTGGTTGGGTAGAAGTTGCTACTGAAGATGGTACATCAGGATACTTATGGTATCTAAAAGCTGAGTCTGAAACAAGACTAAGATTTGATGACTATTTAGAAATGGCAATGGTAGAAGGTGAATTAGCTTCTGGTGGTGGTGGCGTGAGCTTTGCCGCTCAAGCTGCAGCAGGAAATATGGCTGCAAATGGATTTTCAGCTACTATCAACGCTCACGGTTCTGAAGGTTTATTTGCTGCAATTACTGCAAGAGGTAACGTATTTAGCGGATTCGCTGGTGCAACTGGTATCTCTGACTTTGACTCAGTACTTAAAAATCTTGATACTCAAGGTGCAATAGAAGAAAACATGCTTTTCTTAAATAGAGACATGGATTTAGAATTTGACGACATGCTAGGACAAATTTCTGCAGGTGGTCTAGGTGGTGTTGCTTATGGTTTATTTGAAAACTCTGAGGACATGGCTTTAAATCTAGGTTTTTCTGGTTTTAGAAGAGGTTCTTATGACTTCTATAAAACTTCATGGAAATACTTAAACGATGCTTCTACAAGAGGCGCTGTTGCAGTAAATAATATCGATGGTGTTCTTATCCCTGCTGGAACTTCAACTGTTTATGACCAAATTCTTGGTACAAACATTAGAAGACCTTTCTTGCACGTAAGATATAGAGCTTCTCAAGCTGACGACAGAAGATATAAAAACTGGATCACTGGTACTGCTGGTGGTGCTTATACTTCTGAAGTTGATGAGATGGTAGTTAACTGGTTATCTGAAAGATGTCTAGTAACTCAAGCTGCGAACAACTTTGTGTTATTCCAAAACTAAGATTATTCTTATTAAAAGTGTTAGGCGCTTCGGCGCCTAGCCTTTTATTTTATTAAATTATTATATTATATTATATCATGGCAAAACAAAAACAAGAAGTATTGGTTGAAGAACCAGTACAAGTAAAAAAAGTAGAGGTTAAAAAACCTCAATGGGAAATAAAAGATAGAACATATCTTTTACTACACGAACAGTCTCCGTTAACATATAGACTAGGATCAAGACACTCTACAAGGTATCCTTTATTGTGGTTTGATACAGAAAAAAAAGAACAAAGAGAATTAAGATATGCAAGTAACCAAAATTCACCATTTGTAGATGAACAAAAAGGTGAAGCAACAATGGGGCATATTGTATTTGATGACGGGGTATTAAACGTACCAAAAGAAAAACAAAACTTACAAAAACTTTTATCTTTATATCACCCAAGACTAGGGTCAACATATAAAGAGTTTGAAGCAAATATAGTTGCTGAAAACGAAGTTGATGAAATACACGCAGAAATAGAAGCTTTAATGTTTGCTAAACAGTTAGATATCGATCATGCTGAAGCAATATTAAGAGTAGAAAAAGGATCTTCTGTTTCTAATATGAGTTCAAAAGAAATAAAAAGAGATTTACTTTTAATGGCTAAGAAAAATCCTCATTCATTTATGGCAATAGCCAATGATGAAAATGTTGGTTTAAGAAACACAGGTATTAAAGCTGTTGAAAGTAATTTAATTAAACTATCACAAGATCAAAGAACATTTTTATGGGGATCAAATGATAGAAAGCTTATGACTGTTCCGTTTGATGAAAATCCATATTCAGCATTAGCTGCGTGGTTTAAAACTGACGAAGGAGTAGAAGTTTACAAAACTATAAATAAAAAGTTACAATAACGTGTAACTATAATTATAATAGCGGGTCACTTCGGTGACCCAGCTGTTATTACATAAAATATTAAAATGGCAATAAACGTAAATACTGTATATCAAACCGTTTTATTAATACTAAACAAAGAACAAAGGGGCTACATGACACCTTTGGAATTTAATAAAATAGGTGCTCAAACTCAATCAGAAATATTTGGAACATATTTTGAAAGTTTAAATCAACAACTACGTGTGCCACAAGCAAATGCAGATTATTCTGATAGAGTTGTAAATCTTGATGAAAAAATTGCTATTTTTAAAGACTATGGAAACGCTACATCAGTATCTTCAAGTAACGTTTTTAACTTACCTAATCAATATTCAGGAACTTCTTCCGCAACACAACAGTTTACAGCTGTTGACCCTCAATTAACATATACTCTAACTGGAGATGCTTTAAGTTTATCTAATAACAATGCTATTAGTAATGTATTTGTAAATGGTGTAGAATTAGCGTCAACAGAATATAGTGTTAGTGGTGCAACTTTAACATTAGTTAATCAACCTACAGCTGGTCAAATTATAATAATAAATCTTTATCCAAAACAATTTTATAGGTTAGGACAAGTATTATATCAAGTAGGTGCTTTAGATACAGAAGAAGCTCAAAGAGTAGATAGAGGCGAATTATATCATTTGTTAAGTTCTAATTTAACAAAGCCAACTACAATAAACCCTATTTATACATATGAAAATAATCAACTTACTGTTTATCCAACTAGCATAGTTAATGGTTTAGCGGTAAGTTATATAAGAAAACCAATACCTCCTATTTGGTCTTTTACGTCTGGATCTCAGTATGTTTTTCAACCTACATCATCTTGTAATTTTGAATTACACCCTTCAGAGCAAGTAGAAGTAATACTTAGAATATTATTATATGCTGGTGTTGTAATTAGAAATCCAGAAGTAATACAAGTTGCAGCTTCACAAATTCAACAAGAAAATATAAATCAAAAAAGTTAATAAGTTATGCCAATACCTAATGGTGGATTAATCACCGAAACTAACAGACAATATTACGCTGGTGCTCAGCAGTTTACTATAGGTTCAACTGGAGTTGGTCAAACATTTACTAGTTCATTTGAAACTAATTTAACTTTTGGCAGCTCTGATCCTTCAGCAGCAGGTTATGGTTTAAATAATTTTAAAGTTTACACAAGTCCTGATGCAAATGCATGGACTGAATTAATACCAACATCAGCTATATCATCAACTACAGGTAAAACTACAAATGCTATTGTAGCGGTAGGTAATCCAAGAGCTGTACCTTTAACTGTTACAAACGCTTCTATATTAAAAGATATGGTTGTGTTAGATGCAAATACAGGTGTTTCTTATGGTACTGTTTTAGTAGATCTTCCAGTTGGAAATACAAACGTAACTTGTAATATAACAACACAAATACCTGTTTCTACAGATTTAAAATTTCAATTCGCAAGTCCTTGGACAGAGGTAAATAATATTGTAACTATAAATGCTAGCTTAACATCTGGTAATTATCTTAAAATTCAAATGAATGAAGATACATTATGGGATATGCACGGTAGTTATGAGTATGCTAAATTAGATGATATTATTAATAACTTTTTAATAGCTTATGTAGGACCTGGAAAATTAATACCTAGTGTAAAAAGAACTGATGTAATATTTCACGCTAAACGTGGTTTACAAGAGTTTAGTTATGATACTTTAAAAAGTATAAGATCACAAGAATTAACTATTCCTGAAAGTTTATCTCTTGTAATACCTCAAGATTACGTTAATTATGTAAGGTTATCATATGTAGATAATATGGGAGTACAACACACAATATTTCCAGCTAATGAATTAACATTAAGACCTTATGCTACTCCAGCACAAGATAACGATGGTTTACCTACTCAGGATAGTAATAATTCCAACATAGATGGTACATCGCAAACTACAGTAAAATGGGATGCTAATAACCCAAGAAATATTAGTGGTGCTTATATAAATGATTATTCTATTGCAGATGTTTATTGGACAAGTTATTATGATGGTGCTTTAGGTCAAAGATATGGATTAAACCCTGAAACAAGTCAAAGAAATGGTTGGTTTATAATTGATGATAGAAAAGGTTTATTTGCTTTTTCAAATAACTTAAAACAAAAATTAATAATATTAGAATATATATCAGATGGTAATGCTTATGGTTTAGACTTAAGAATACCTAAAATGG